GGAGATGATTTAAGATTAGTTCATAATTCTCACGGCTTTATACAAAATTTTACAGGAGATTTACAGATTCAACAACAAGCAAATGATAAAGATATTTTATTTAGGGGAGATGACCAGAGTGGTGGATTAACAACTTATTTTTATTTAGATGGTAGTACAGGTAATGTAATATTTTCACAACCAAATAAGATAGGAATCGGAACAACAAGCCCGTCAAGTTTATTACATTTAAAATCATCCGATACGGCTTATATAATGCGTATAGAAAGCACAGCAGCGGGTGGAGATTTTTTAAAGATGATAGCGGAAACCGGCGACCCTGTGTTTGAGTTTAATTCAGATGGTACAGGCGGAGAAGCAACCCTTAACATGTACAGGGATGGAACTCAATATGTTAAAATTTCAGCAGATTCAGGTGCAGACAACTACTTTAACAATGGAGCAAACGTAGGGATCGGGACAACAATTCCTGGACAAAAACTTGAGGTAGCTGGTAGAATTAGAGTTACTACTGACCCAACAATTGAGTTTTATGAAGCATCAAATAAAAGAGGTGGAGTTCAATGGGATGCTACAAATGATTATGTTAATATGTTTGCTGTGGGCGGTGATATTAGGTTTGATATTGGTGGCGAAAAAATGCGAATCACATCAGCAGGTAATGTAGTGATAGGATCAACTAGCGCAGATGGTAAATTAGATATCACTCAATCATCAGCAACAGATCCTGTGTTAAGATTAACAGATGATGGTGTTGCTAATTATGATTTTATATTTCCCGATACAAGCACGATAAAACTTGAAACATCTACATCAAGTAATAAAACATTTAAACTATTAAACGCAGGCAGCGGTGATTTTAATTTTCAAGCATCAGATGCAACTTTTACAGGTGATGTAACAGTTACCGGTAATTTAACTGTTAATGGTACAACAACAACTTTAAATACTCAAACTGTAGAGGTTGAAGATAATATATTACAATTAAACACAACTCAAGGATCACCAGATACAGCTACAGCAAGTACATCTGGTATATCTGTATATAGAGGTGATGGCGTTACACAAGCAAGCTTTATATTTGATGACGCAGATGATACATGGGATTTAACAAATAATTTAGTTGTTGCTGGCGATGTAAGTATAACAGGTGGTGATATTACTTTAGGCACAGATTCAATAGCATCAAATATAAATTCAGTAGGTGATGTTTTAGTTTTTAATGTAGATTCAAATGCTAATACCGCAGGCACACCTAATATTCAATTTAAAGTATCAGGTACTACTGAATTAACTTTAAATTCAACAACAGCAACTTTTGCAGGAACTATATCATCAAAAGAAATTTCTATAAAACAACAAGATGATAGTGGTTTTGATGGTGGCTTAACTATTGAAAGAAGTGCTAATACGCAAAAAGTTCATATAGGTATGGATGGTGGTGCTGTTAATTTTAACAGTCCTGATGGTTTGAGCTATAAATTTAGAAATAACGGTACAGAAAAATTTACTGTAGATAGTTCAGGAAATGCAACTTTTGCAGGTGGTGTAAGTGTAACAGGCAATGTTGGTTTATCAGGTGTTGTTCTTTTTAATGATGGCAATGGTATAAACTTTGGAAATAGCAATGCAAAAATTTATGGCTCAAGCGCTAATGGTATACAGTTTAACGGAGCTGGTTCTGAAAAAATGCGTTTAACTCAAGCTGGAAATTTAGGAATTGGGACAACAAGTCCTAATAGATTATTAGAAGTAAATTCAAACGCTTCAGATGTACCACAAATAAGAGCTGCGTATAATGCAACAAACTATTTAGACATAAAACATAACTTAATAAATGCAGTATCATCAGGTGGTAATGATTCAATACAATTACAAACCGCTGGCACAACTAGTTTAACTATTGATGTATCACAAAACGCAACTTTTGCAGGAACTGTTGCAGCAGAAGATAATATTCATTTAACAGACGCTGGCACAGTAAGAGCCAAGCTATTATTAAATGCTTCAGATAGAGATAATGTAGAATTAAGAGCAGAATCACTTGGTTCAACTATGAAGTTTTTTACAGTTGGCACAGAAGCGCTTGAATTAGACGCATCACAAAATGCAACATTCGCAGGAGCAGTGGGTGTTGGTGTTGCAGCAGGCTCTAATGCTAAATTAGAAGTCGTTTCCACAACTGGTGAAGTTTTCAGAGCTGATGCAGCTAGCGGTGCTTTTAGAATAGTAGCTAATCAAACAGGTGTAAGTACGCAAGGCGCTTTTTCTCACACAGGAAATGCAACTTTTGCAGGTGATGTAGAAATACATAAATCTGGTAATGATACAACTGGTAAGTTAACCATATCTGGAAACAACAACACGGGTACACCCGGTCAAAAATCAAGCGGTACTATTGAGCATAGAGGGGCACATTTAAAAACTGTTATTACTCATAATGGCGGTGATGTTATAACTATAGGCACAGGAACACAAACAACTTTTGCAGGTGATGTAAATATAGCAGGTGGCGACTTAAGATTAGATTCAACGGCTAAATTATTTACTAACGAAGATAATATGACTATTAGCGTTGAAGATAACAACAATGGTACTAACGCAAATATTATATTTAAAAATGCTGCATCTACATCTTTAACATTAGCTAAAAATTTATCAGCAACTTTTGCAGGACACGTAAAAGCACCATTTTTTACAACTGATGGTGGTAGAGGATTTAAACAAGATAGTGTTGCTTTTGTAAGTACATATTCAAATGGTAATGATGCTAATGCTGTTAATGATATTGGCTCTACTTCAAACAAATGGAGAGATGCTTATTTTAGTGGTCAATTAAATAGTGCAACTATATCAACAACTGGAAACGCAACTTTTGCAGGTATGGTAACCGTAAACACTGATGTTGTTAAAATTAGTACAGATGGAACATACGGTGGTAGTTATGGAACTGTTGGTTTTGGTGGTATTTCAAATGGATCCAACAGAGTTTTTGGTCATACTGGAACTAGTGATGGTTTATTTTTAGCATCCGCAACTGGTAGAGGAGTGTTTATTAGAGTTAATGGAGCTGGCACAGATACACATAGTTTTGGAAGTAATGGTTATGTTGGTATGGGTATTGCAAACACAAATAACCAAAGATTAACTCTTGCTGAAGCTGACGCCAACGGTTCACACATTAAAATGAATAACTCTAGATCTGGTGGTGGTTATTGGGTTGTAGGTGTTGGTGACACTAATTCTAGTTCTAGTATTGTAGATCCTGGTGGATTGTTCTTTTATAACGGAACCACTAAATTAAAACTAGATAGTTCTGGTAATGCAACTTTTGCAGGTGATGTTAGTTTAGGAGATAATAAAAAATTAAAGTTTGGTGCTGCACCTGACTATGAAATTTACCATAATTCAACTACAAATGTAAATCATATACAATCACTACTTGATAGACAATTAGCAATCAACGCTAATACTATTTTTCTAAGAAATCAAGCAAATAGTGTAAATTATTTACAAATTGATGGTACAAGTGCAACTTTTGCAGGTGATATAACTATTGGTGGTAAAACATATCCTAAATTAAATTTAACAGATAATCAAGGTGTAGCAAGGAACTTTAGTTTAGGTACAAACAATGAAACGTTTACTGTAAGAAATGAAACTTCTAGTAGTGATGCTTTGATAATTTCAAACGCAAATAACGCAACTTTTGCAGGTAATGTAGATTTAGTCAACAGCACAGCAACAAGTTTATCACAGATTACATTATCTGAAGATACAGCAAATAGTAAATTCTTCAGATTACATTATATAAATAGTTCTTTTAGTGGTGCTAGTGGCACAAACATAGCTGCAAGTGGATTATTAGTTGCTGGTACTGGTGCAACAGGGGGTATGGTTTTAAGGACAGATGCAGCAGCACCTATTATTTTTGCTACAAATGGTTCAACTAATGAAAGAATGCGTATTCATTCAAATGGAAGGGTATCGATAGGTTCAACTACAGCATCAGCAAATACATTAACACTAGCTGGTTCAGCAGTAGAGCTTGATATTCATAATACAAGCGGTAAAAGATGGAGATTTAATGCTGACACTTCTGGAAATTTAAGATTCGAAGATAAAACTGGCGGCACTGAAGTAATGAGATTTGCTTCTAGTGGTAATGTAGGAATTGGTTTAACAAATCCAGCAGTAAAATTAGAAATACAAGATTCTACTCATACAACAATGAAAATAAGGTCAGGTAATAATGACAATATTTTATTTTTACAAGCACTACAAAGCGATGAGGCGAGAATAGGTACTGACACAAACTCTGCTCTGTCATTTTTTACTAATACAGGTAGAAGAATGACTATAACAACATCAGGTCTCGTAGGAATCGGAACAAATTTGCCATCGCAAAAACTTCACGTTACAGGATCTATATTAGCATCAAGTGATGTAGTAGCTTTTTCGGATATAAAATTAAAAGAAAATATTAAAACTTTAGATGGTTCTAAAGTATATAATATGCGTGGCGTTAGCTTTACTAGAAAAGATACTGGTAAAGATAGTAGTGGTGTTATAGCGCAAGAAATACAAAAAATAGCACCAGAATTAGTAACTGACAATGATGGAACGTTAAGTGTTGCATATGGAAACTTAACTGGATATCTAATTGAAGCAGTTAAAGAATTAAAAACAGAAATAGAACAACTTAAAAAACAAATAAAAAATGGCAATAACTTATAAATGGGATATATATGCAGTGGACACTCATGTATCCCACGAAGGCAAATCTGATGTTATTTATACTATTCATTATGGTTTAAATGGGTCAGAGGGTAATCATAGCGATAATATGATTGGAACTCATTCTGTAGAATTTGATAAAGATAATTTTACAGAATATGCTGATTTGAAAGAGTCAGATGTAATTGCATGGCTAGAGGCTGATTTAGACGTAGATACTTTAAAAGCAAATATTAAAAAAGATATAGATTTAAAAAAGAATCCCGTTTCTAAAACATATCATGCACCTTTCGCATCTAATGAATAGTTTAGAAAACCAATAAAACAAGTAATTAATAAATATAAGTAAATAATTTATAATTTAATAATAATTAAACCATGAGTAAAGAAAACAAAATAACCGAACAAGAATTAAAAAACCTACAAGAAATAGTTGCAAAACTTAATACAGCATCTAATCAACTAGGTAATATTGAAATGCAAAAACACCAGTTGTTACATGCTTCGCAGGTATTACAATCCGATATGGCTGAAATGCAAAAAGCTTTAGAAGAAACATATGGTAAAGTATCTGTTAATATGCAAGATGGAACTTACCAAGAAATACCCGAAGATGTACAACCAGAAGAAGTAAAATAGAATCATGTCGTTGGTAAGAAAAATAAGTATAGGTAGAGATTATAAAAATGATGCAATGCACTATGCTGTAGGCCAAGAGGTTTATGGCGGTCATAAAATATGTGATATTGTTGAAAAAGATGATAAATTTTCTATTTATATTGAAAAAAATAAAGAAGTATTACCATGGAAAGATTTTAATAAAAATATGGCTATCGCGGTAGAATATAATTTAGAATATTAATGCAAAGCCTATTTGATTTTATAATTATTCCAAAAAACGAACGTTACGATAATAAAAAATATATTGATGATTCAGAGTTACTGTTAAATACAGAAATCTCTGATCATCGATATGTTAGTCGTACAGGTATAGTGACATCAATACCTAAGTCATATAATGGCGAAATAAAACCAAATGATGAAGTAATTTTACATCATAATGTTTTTAGAAGATGGTATGACCAATACGGAGTAGAAAAAAATAGCAGAAGCTATTTTAAAGAAAATATGTATTTAGTCAAGCCAGATCAAATATTTTTATATAAAAGAAATAATAAATGGTATGCACCAGATGGATATTGTTTTATTAAACCAATTGTATCTAATGATATGTTTTCAAATAATAAAGAAATACCTTTTATAGGTATTGCTAAATATATTGATAAAAAATTTAATCATATTGAAAAAGAAGATTTAGTTGGGTTTACACCAAGCAGTGAATACGAATTTGTTATTGATGGTGAAAGATTATATAGGGTATTAAATAATTCAATATGTATTAAATATGAACGTCAAGGAAACGAAGAAGAATATAATCCAAGCTGGACATAAAGCTGTAAAAGAGCTTATTAAAGTTGCAAAAGAGCCAATTGTTGAAACAGAAGATGATGTTTCAGCTGATAGATTAAAAAATGCAGCAGCTACTAAAAAATTAGCTATATTTGATGCTTTTGAAATATTAAACCGTCTTGAAGAAGAAAAAGCTATTTTAGAAAATAAACCATTAGAAAAAAAAATAGATACTTTTAAAGGTTTTGCTGAAAGAAGATCTAAGTAATGTATAAACAAGATTTATATAAGGTTATTGAACCTATAAAAATAAATACCATAAAAAGACTTAATAAATCTAAAAAGTGGCAGTATGGTTATAATAAAGAACACGATATTATAATTATAAGTAAAACAGGTGAAATAGGTGAAATATATAACATACAAAATTTAAAAATAGCTTTGCCAAAAGCAAAAAATGTTTTTAAAGGAAATAATAAATGGGAAGTTCAAGAATACCCAAAAGAACTTCAAAGAATAAAAAATATATTTCAATGGCGAGATTTACCAACAGATTTTCAAAATAAATGGCACGAATATATAGATGAAGAATTTAATAAAAGAGAACGTGGTTATTGGTTCAGTAATAAAGGTGTTTCTACTTATATCACTGGCACTCATTACATGTACTTGCAGTGGACCAAAATTGATGTTGGCAAACCAGAGTTTAGAGAAGCAAACAGATTATTCTATATATTCTGGGAAGCTTGTAAAGCAGACACCAGGTGTTATGGAATGTGCTATCTTAAAAACCGTAGATCAGGATTTAGTTTTATGGCCTCATCAGAAACAGTTAATTTGGCTACGATCAATTCAGATTCACGATACGGAATATTGTCCAAATCTGGTGGGGATGCAAAAAAAATGTTCACAGATAAAGTGGTACCAATATCAGTCAACTATCCTTTCTTTTTTAAACCGATACAGGATGGAATGGACCGGCCCAAAACCGAACTGGCGTTTCGCGTACCCGCCTCCAAGTTTACTAGGAAAAAGCTACTCTCGAAGCAAAGGAGCGAGGAGCTCGAAGGGCTTGACACAACGATTGATTGGAAAAACACAGGGGACAACTCGTATGATGGAGAAAAACTCGCACTCCTTGTACACGACGAAGCCGGAAAATGGGAGAGGCCCGAGAACATCCTCAACAACTGGCGAGTCACGAAAACCACGCTTAGGCTTGGTTCGAGAGTAATAGGAAAATGCATGATGGGTTCAACAAGCAACTCATTAGATAAAGGCGGCGGTAATTTTAAAAAACTATATAATGACTCAAATGTTACAAAAAGAAACCGCAATGGACAGACTCGCTCGGGACTATATAGTTTGTTCATACCTATGGAATGGAACTTCGAGGGATTCATTGATTCTTATGGATTACCTGTATTCAATACACCAAAAAAGCCAATTGAAGATAACTATGGCCAATACATTGATGTCGGAGTTATCGAACATTGGGAAAATGAAGTTGAAGGTTTAAAAGGAGATCAAGACGCATTAAATGAATTTTACAGACAATTTCCGAGAACTGAAGAACACGCTTTCCGTGATGAAACTAGGAATAGCATATTTAATCTTGCTCGCATTTACGACCAGGTTGACTACAATGAAGAAATTAAATATCAAGCTTTGGTTACTAAAGGAAGCTTTAATTGGAAAAATGGGATTAAAGATTCACAAGTAGAATTTATACCAAATATAGACGGTAGATTTAATGTTAGTTGGGTACCACCAGTAAGATTACAAAATAAAGTAATAAATAAAAATGGAGTTAAATATCCCGCAAACGAACATATTGGCGCTTTTGGCTGTGATAGCTATGATATATCAGGAACTACCGACGGCAAAGGATCTAAAGGGTCATTGCATGGCCTTACTAAGTTTAGCATGGAAGAAGTTCCAGCAAATATGTTTTTTTTAGAATATATAGCTAGGCCTCAAACTGCAGAAATATTTTTTGAAGATATTTTAATGGCATTGCATTTTTATGGTATGCCTATACTTGCAGAAAATAATAAACCAAGATTATTATACTATTTAAAAAGAAGAGGCTACAGAGGTTATTCAATGAATAGACCTGATAAAGTTTGGAATAAATTATCAGCTGCTGAAAAAGAAATAGGTGGTATACCAAACTCAAGCGAAGATATAAGACAAGCTCACGCAGCCGCTATAGAAAGCTATATTAATACATATGTTGGTCAAAAAGAAGATACTTCTTATGGAGATATGTATTTTAATACAACATTAAATGATTGGGCTAAATTTGATATAAATAAAAGAACAAAATTTGATGCAGCGATTAGTTCGGGTTTAGCAATTATGGCATGTAATAAAAATTTATATACCCCTACACCTGAAAAACAAATAAAAAATAAAGTTAGTTTTAGTTTTTCTAAATATAACAATAAAGGAAATTTTTCAAAAATAATACAATAAATGGCAAAAGTAATTACAAAAGGTATTTTTCCAAGTCAAGCAGTATCTGACGCTGAGAAAGCTAGCTCTGAATATGGTTTGCAAGTTGCAAAAGCAATAGAATCAGAGTGGTTTAGAAAAGAATCGGGAGGTACTCGTTACTTTGCGAATAGAGATAATTTTCATAGATTAAGACTATATGCAAGAGGGGAACAAGGTATTCAAAAATATAAAGATGAATTATCTATAAATGGAGATTTAAGCTATTTAAATTTAGATTGGAAACCAGTACCTATTATACCTAAGTTTGTAGATATAGTTGTAAATGGTATTACAGAAAGAACATATGATATAAAAGCATATTCACAAGACCCTGCTTCGGTTGAAAAAAGAACTAAGTATGTAGAAAACATAATAAGTGATATGCAAAATAAACAGTTATTAGATACAGTTAAAACAGAATTAGATTTAGATCTATTTAAAACTGATAAAAATAATTTACCAGAAAGCGACGAAGAATTACAATTACACATGCAGCTAGACTATAAGCAATCAATAGAAATTGCTGAAGAAGAAGCTGTTAATAATATATTTGATATAAATAAATATGACTTATTAAAGAAAAGAATTGATTATGATATTGCTGTTATTGGAATGGGTTGTGTTAAAAATAGCTTTAATACAGCGGAAGGTATTAAATTACAGTATGTGGACCCCTCTGATTTAGTTTATTCATATACAGAATCTCCATATTTTGAAGATTTATATTATGTAGGAGAAATAAGAAGAGTAACTATTACTGAATTAAAAAAACAATATCCAGAATTAACAGAAGAAGATATAGAAAAACTAGAAGGATATAATTCAGGTAATATACAACTGTATAATAAATCTTATTCTGATGACGGTACTGATAAAAGTTATTTATATGTATTATATTTTGAATATAAAACATATGAAAATCAAGTTTATAAAATAAAAGAAACTTCCACTGGTGCAGATAAAGCATTAAAAAAAGATGATACTTTTAATCCACCTAAAGATTCTAGGGCTAGATTTGAAAAAGTAAATAGATCTATTGAAGTATTATATGAAGGAGCTAAAATTATTGGGCATGAAAAATTATTAGGTTGGAAAAAATGTGTTAATATGACTAGACCTAAATCTGATATTACAAAAGTTCAGATGAGTTATAATATAGTTGCACCAAGAATATATAAAGGAAAGCCTGAATCATTAGTTGGCAGAATGACATCTTTTGCAGATATGATTCAAATAACGCATCTTAAATTGCAACAAGTGCTATCTCGCATGGTTCCTGACGGGGTATTTTTAGATGCGGACGGCATTGCTGAAGTGGATTTAGGTAATGGGACAAATTACAATCCTCAGGAAGCGCTAAATATGTATTTTCAAACTGGTAGTGTTATAGGTAGGTCTATGACACAAGATGGAGATTTTAATAATGGTAGAGTACCTATTCAAGAATTAAGAACAGGTGGTGGTAATACAAAAATATCTAGTTTAATAAATAGTTACAATTATTATTTACAATTAATTAGAGATGTAACCGGGTTAAATGAGGCTAGAGATGGTAGTACACCTGATAAAAATGCTTTAGTAGGTTTGCAAAAAATAGCAGCGGCTAATAGTAATACAGCAACAAGACATATATTGCAAGGTGGATTATATCTTACATTAAAAACAGCAGAAGCAATATCTTTAAGAATTGCTGATGTACTGGAGTATTCTAATACTAAAAATAATTTTATACAATCTTTAGGTAAATTTAATGTAGGTACATTAGAAGAAATAAAAGAATTGCATTTGCATGATTTTGGTATATTTTTAGAATTAGCCCCAGACGAAGAAGAAAAACAATTGCTTGAAAATAATATTCAAATGGCTATTACACAAAAACAAATTGAATTAGAAGACGCAATTGATGTTAGAGAAATTAAAAATCTTAAATTAGCTAACCAATTACTAAAATTAAGAAGAAAACAAAAATTTGAAAGAGATAGACAGATGCAATTACAAAATATTCAATCACAATCTCAATCAAATTCTCAAGCCGCACAAGCTGCCGCTCAAGCTGATTTACAAAAACAACAAGGTATTGCACAAACTAAAGTACAAATTGCGGAAGCGCAAACACAGTTTGACATACAAAAATTAGAAAGAGAGGCTGCAATTAAGAAAGAATTAATGGAATATGAATTTCAATTAAACATGCAACTTAAAGAAGCTGAGTCAGACGTAATTAAAAATAAAGATAAGTATAGAGAAGATCGTAAAGACGAAAGAACAAAAATTCAAGCTTCTCAACAGAGTGAATTAATAGACCAGAGAAAATCTGGTGCACCACCAAAAAACTTTGAATCCGCTGGATTTGATAATTTAGGTGGTTTTGGATTAGAGCAATTTGATCCAAGATAAATTTTAAACAATTATATAATATTATATTATGACAGAAATTAAAGCAAAAGTGCTGGAAGATGAAATCACAACTCCAGCCGAAAAAGAAAAAGAAGTATTAAAAGATAAAATGACATTATTTGAAAAAGATGAAGTCATTAAATTAGATTTAAATAAAACTAAACAAGAAAAAGATGCCGTTCAAGAGCAAAGCACAGATGAGGTTCCTGTACGCGACGAATCCGAAACTAGCGGAAAAGTTCAAAAAGAAAACGCCGAAAAGGAAACTAAAGAATCTACCTCAGAGAAAGAGGAAGAAGAAATAAATGAAACCCCTATAATAGAAGAAATAACCGATGAAACCACTGAAACAGATGATACTAACGAAGCAGGAGTGGATGGAGGCGATGAAGCTGCCAACACCACACCGGAACAAGAAGAAGTATTATCGGAAGAAAAAACACAAGAACCAGAAATAAACTTACCAGAAAATATACAAGATCTTGTAAAATTTATGGAAGAAACTGGTGGAAGCTTAGAAGATTATGTTAGACTAAGCGCAGATTATAGTAATGTTGAAGAGGAAACATTATTAGTAGAATATTATAAACAAACAAAACCACATCTTAGTTATGAAGAAATTCAATTTCTAATGGAAGATAAATTTTCAATAGATGAAGAATTAGATTCAGATAGAGATGTGAGAAGAAAAAAATTAGCTCGTAAAGAGGAGATTGCACAAGCAAAAAACTTTTTAACAAGTATGAAGGACAAATATTACAAGGAAGTCAAGTTGGGTTCTAAGTTATTGCCTGAACAACAAAAAGCAGTAGACTTTTTCAATCGATACAATACTGAGCAAAAATCAGCTGAACAATTATTAGAGAAGCAAACAAAACATTTTAAACAACAAACTGAAAACGTTTTCAATGAAAATTTTAAAGGTTTTAATTTTAAAGTTGGAGACAAAAAGTATAGGTTTAATGTAAAAGATGTTAATAAAGTAAAAGAATCACAAAATTTAACAAATGTTTTTGATAAATATGTTGATAAGAATAATCTTCTTACTCAAGCAAATGATTTTCATAAAGCTTTATTTGCTGCTTCAAACTCTGATGCAATAGCTAATCATTTTTATGAACAAGGTAAAGCAGATGCTATAAAACAAATGGCAGCAGACGCTAAGAACATTAATATGAATCCTAGAAAAACTGCCGATGGCTACGTTGAATCTGGTGGAATAAAAGTGAGAGCTATTTCTGGTGATGATAATTCTAAGCTAAAATTAAAGTTAAAAAATTATTAAACTAAAAAAAATTAATTAAAAATGGCAAACGACGTACAATTTACTGGCCCAGCAGCCGGTAGTTTAGTTACACCTGCTCAGCAAAAAATGACATTACAAGGTAATTACCTTGATATTCAAAATGACGGGTGGGCAAAACAATATCTTCCTGAGTTATACGAAAAGGAAGTTGAAAGATATGGCAACAGAACAATAGCTGGATTTTTAGCTATGGCTGGTGCTGAAATGCCTATGCAATCTGATCAAGTTATTTGGTCTGAGCAAGGTAGACTACATTTAGCATATACTGGTCAAATTAATCCTGTTACAGGAGTTGTTGACACTATTGTGGGTATAGATTCTGGCGCAACAGAAGCTCACGTGGTTAGAAAAAATGCTACAGTAGTAGCTGTGGTTAATAGCGTAGTATTTAAAGCTTTAGTTACAGCGGGCGCTGAAGCTTCAACATCTCAATTAACAATTGCACCTTATGGCGCTGAAAATGTTAATGATTTAGCTGGTATTGCGGATACAGATAACCAAGCAATTAAGTTTTTTGTATATGGTTCTGAATTTCAAAAAGGAACAGACACTATGGTTGAATCTATAGAGCCTAAATTCAAATCTTTTACAAATAAACCAATGATTATTAAAGATCACTTTGCAATCAACGGCTCTGACACTGCTCAAATCGGGTGGGTTGAAGTAGCTGGTGAATCAGGTGAAAATGGTTACTTATGGTACTTAAAAGCTTCTGGTGATACAAGAGCTAGATTTGAAGACTATTTAGAAATGACAATGGTTGAAGCAGAAAAAGTTAAAACATCAGGCACTGCAACTGCTGATTCACAATTACATGATTTAGCGGGTAATAATGTTGGCGGTTCAGAAGGCTTATTAGAGGCTATTGGTAACAGAGGTATTGTAGCAACAGATCAATTTAATGCTGGTACAACTGGTGCAGATCAGTTAGACGAGTTTGATAAGTTGTTAAAAGAACTAGACAAGCAAGGAGCTATCGAAGAAAATATGTTATATCTAAACAGAGATGCAAATTTATATATCGATGACTTGTTAGCGGGTCTTTCTGCAGGAACTCAAGGTGGTACTGCTTATGGAATATTTAATAACTCTGAAGACATGGCGTTAAATCTTGGATTTACAGGATTTAGAAGAGGGTCTTATGACTTCTACAAAACTGACTGGAAATATCTAAATGATGCTTCTACAAGAGGTCACGTAGGTGGTTTAAGTGGAGTATTACTTCCAGCAGGTAGTAGCTCAGTTTATGATCAAGTATTAGCTCAAAATGTAAGAAGACCATTCTTGCATGTAAGATATAGAGCTTCTCAAGCTGATGATAGAAAAATGAAAACATGGATTACTGGATCAGTTGGTGGACCAACTAGTAACAGTATTGATAAAATGGAAATTCACTATCTATCAGAAAGATGTTTAGTAGTACAAGCTGCAAACAACTTTATCAGATTTGATTCTTAATATTTATTAAAGGTAACGGGTGCTTCGGCACCCAGAGCCTTTATTTTAACATTTTTATTATATTATATTATGGCAAAAAAACAAAAAGCAGTGGTGGCTGCTGAAGAACCAGTAATGGTTGCTCCACCAAAAAAACAAAAAAAAGCAGAATATAAAGACAGGTTATATGAATTAATTATTAATGATACACCCATTGTGTTTATATTAAATAGTAGAGGAATTTTACATTTTGATGAAGAAAAAGGTTATGAAAGAGAAATAAAATATTGTGAAAATCAAAAAACAATATTTGTAGATGAAATGAAAGGGGTTCAAAGATTATCTCATATTGCTTTTAGAGATGGTCAACTTTTTGTTCCTAAGGAAAAACAAACATTACAAAAATTTTTAGCTTTACATCCAAAAAACGGTACACATTTTCAAGAATATGATGCTGTTCAAATTGCAGAAGATGAATTAGATATCATAGAATTAGAAATTGAAGCTTTAACAGCTGCTCAAAATGTAGAAATTGATCATGCTGAAGCGATATTAAGGTCTGAGTTGGGAAATAAGGTATCTACGATGACTTCTAAGGAGCTTAAAAGAGATTTATTACTATTTGCTAAAAGAAATCCATATTTATTCTTAGAATTAGTTAATGATGAAAATATAAATATTAGAAACATCGGCATAAAAGCTGTTGAAATGAATATTATAAATTTATCATCTGATCAAAGAACATTTAATTGGGCTTCTACGGGGAGAAAACTAATGACGGTTCCATTTGATGAAAATCCATATTCAGCATTAGCTGCGTGGTTTAAAACAGATGAAGGTGTTGAAGTTTTCCAAACGGTTGAAAAAAAACTTAAATAGTTAATTATAGTGGTTGAGCCGCTATATGCGGCTTAATCATTATATAAAAAAAGATATGGCAATATCAGTTGACAAAGTATACAAAACAGTATTATCAATACTAAATAAAGAATCTAGAGGGTTTTTAACACCTGATGAATTTAATAAAATAGGTTCTCAGGTTCAGCTTGATATACTAGATCAAAACTTTTATGAATATAATCGTGCAGTTATAAAGCATAATGCTGGAAGAGCTGTGGAAGATTATGGGAATATACCTGAAAAAATTGAACAAAAAATAGATCCGTTTTTTAAACAAGCAGATATTACATTAACAAATGGAATTGGAACTTTGCCAACGGATTTATATAAAACAATAAATATTAGTATAACTAATAAAACTATTCAATTAGAAAAAGTAGATAAAAAATCTTTATCATACTTATTATCTTCACCTTTAACAAAACCAACAACATCATTTCCTGTATATTATCAGAGAGCAGCAGATATTATTGTTGAACCTGCTTTATCAGATGGTAGTTGGACTTTAGGAGATTTATTAATAGAATATATAAAAATTCCTGATGATGTGGTATGGGGAAGTGAGGCTGATACTAATGGAGCATTAACACATAAACCCTCGGACTCTGTTGACTATACTTTGCATGAATCAGATAGAGTTCAATTAATATTAGGTATATTAAAATATGCAGGGCTGGTAATTTCTGATCCTGCTGTTATACAAGTAGCATCGGCTGAAGAAAATAAAATAACACAATTAGAGCAATAATAAATGGGACTAATAAACGTAACACAACAGGCTTATTATAGTCAGTCACAAGGTTTTACTGGTGATGGAACAGCTGAAGAATTTACATTAACAACCGCAAGTTTTCCAACGCTACCGGCTTCAAAATCTGCTATTGCTATTTTTGTAGATGGTAAAGAAATAAATATAGCTAATTATAATTATCCAAAAGCGGGTAGTAATAATATTGTAGAATTTATAAATAATACAAATAATGCAGCTGTTTTGGAATCAGGTGGAGCGCCAAAAACTGGTTTAGTTATAACAGTAAAAGAAATTAGTAAAGCTGAAAGATTTGGTGGTTATAGGTATATATCTTTAAAAGATATAGTTAATAATTATATTATGGCTTATGTTGGTGATGGTAAATTAATATATGGTTGTAAAAGAACAGATGTTTTATTCCATGCTAAAAGAGGTATTCAAGAGTTTAGCTACGATATATCGAGAACAGAAAAAATACAAGAAATTCAATTAGGGCCAAGTTTATCAATGCCTATGCCTCAGGATTACGTACATTATGTAAGATTATCTTTTATAGATGAAGCTGGTATAGAAAATATAATATATCCTGCTAGATTTACATCGAGGCCTTCAGAATCTATATTACAAGATGATGATTATAATTATATATTTGGTTCGGATGGTAAATTATTAAAAGGCACACCTGTAACAAATACTAGATTTGATGCGTTTGATATTAAAAAAATAAGTGGCGCACCTATAAAATTAGAAGCAAACTATGATGCAGATGATGCTATAGAAAGAGTGCTTACGGCGGGTGGAAGATATGGGCTTGAACCCGAGACTACACAGGAAAATGGAGTTTTTATTATTGATGAGGTAAATGGAAAAATAAGTTTTTCGAGCGATTTATCAAATAAAATAATTACATTAAAATATGTTTCAGATGGCTTAGGAACTGATGATGAAATGCAAGTTCACAAATATGCAGAAGATGCAATATATAAATATATAACTCATGCTATTGCTTCTTCAAAATCTAATTATCCAGAATTTGTTATAAATAGATTTAGAAAAGAAAGAAGAGCCGCGATGAGAAATGCTAAATTAAGATTATCAAGTTTAAAAATAGATGAACTTACTCAGGTTATGAGAGGTAAATCTAAAACAATAAAATAATATATGCCAGAAATAAAAAATAATTTTATTCAAGGTAAAATGAACAAAGACCTTGATGATAGAATATTACCTAATGGACAATATAGAGATGCTAATAATATAACAGTTTCAAAATCTGAAAATTCAGATGTAGGAACTGTTCAAAATATTAAAGGTAATGAATATGCTGAATATACAACTTCACTAGGATTTAGTGAAGTAAGTTTTTCTTCGCGTATAGATACATCTAATAGTATATCTATTTCTGGTGATAATACTGCAATAATAAAGCCTAATATGTTTGTTAGAGGGCTTAGAAATTCTGCTAGTATAGGTCAAGGAGATATTGAAAATAAATATGATATAAGAAGAGTTACGTCAGTTTCTGTTAGTAGCGGTAATACTATAGTAAATGTTTCTCCTACAGGATTTAATTCTGTTGGAAATCAAGATGGCAGCGGCAACGCAAAAGAAGGTGATACTTTATTCTTTTCTTTTAATCTTAAAACAATAGGTTATTATGCAGATCCATTAACTGGTGATGTATTTTATTTTGTAACAAATTTTACTCCAAATAATATAAATGACGATTCAAGCGCTATACAATTTGCAGATAACACATTTATTTGTAGAATATATTATAAAAATATTAAAAATCCAAATACCAATCCTCCCGTAGCAATAATAGATAGTAAAAGATTAAATTTTAGTACTCTTCATAATATAATTAATATTAATAGAATAGATGATTTATTATTTTGGACAGACAATTATAATCAACCAAGAAGAATAAATATAACTGATGCAATAGCTAATGAATACACCGATGATATTTATTTAGAAGATAAAATAAGTGTAGCACAATATGCGCCATATACATCTCCTAAAGTTACTATGGAATATGACGCTACTATAAAAAGTAAACATATAGAAGAAGAGTTTGTAAAATTCGCATATAGATTTAAATATCATAATAATGAATATTCTTTAATATCTCCTTTTACACAGCATACTTTTCATCCTGGTAAACCTACTCAAACATTTAATGACGGAACATATTCAACTTCAGGTGTTGCTATGGCTGGTATTATGACTAATGAGGACATGGAGAATGCTGTTAAAGAAAGTATTGTTGAAAATATGGTAAACAAAGCTAATAAAATAACTTTGGATATTATTTTACCATTTGATGATAATATAACTAATCATGCTAGCGCTAAAGTTAATAATGGTTCTGGGTTAACTGGAGATGAAAATCATGCTATAGACACCGTTTCCGGAACAATTGCTGCTAATAACATATTATTAACAAGCAATGATGATTTATATACAGTAGAAGGTAATATAACTAGCAGTGATTTTGATACTACAACAGCTATAACTCCAACAATTGCAGATAATACAAATTTATATTTTTTTAACATAGGCTCATCTCCTCAATATTCTTGGGAAAATAAATTAAAAATAAAAGAAATTGAAATATTATATACTGAATCTGACAGTACTGCTATTAAAGTTGTTGATAGAATAAAGATACCTCAAAGTAATTTTAATATAAAGCCTACTGTTGAAGTAATTAAACCTCCAGCTATTGTTGATGGATCACCTGTGTTAGGAATAGCTAGATTAAGATATAAGCATCAATACGTTTATAAATCTACAAAACCATTAAAAACTTTACCAGAAGCAGATATAATTAGAGTTTCTGATATTATTCCTATTAAAGCAAAAACACAAGAGGTCTCTGGAAATAGAATTATATATGGTAATTTTTTGCAAAATAGATCTATAAATAATGTTATAAATACTTCTAAATTAGCTGTTAGTACAAGCGGGCAAGCTGCTCAAAATAAACAATATTTATTATCATCTATAAAATCAGGAAGAACTTATTCTGTAGGTGTTGTATTATCTGATAGATATGGAAGACAATCTCCTGTTATTTTACCAAGTAATTCAACAACATTTTCAGAAAGAAAAAGCTCTAATGTCGATGTTAGCCATACCAACTGGAATCATAATTGTTTAAGACTTAGCTTTAATGAAGCATTAAATGATGCTTATAATAATGATATAAACAGTAATAATTACAATCCCTTGGGTTGGTATTCATATAGAATTGTTGTAAAACAAACTGAACAAGATTATTATAATGTTTATACTCCTCAAGTTTTTAGAGCTAGCCAAACTTTAGATCCTGAAAAAACATATGTTTATTTAAATGGTGATAATATTAATAAGGTGCCTAGAGATGTAAATGAAAGCAGTACTGAAACCGGTATTGCAGGATCTAACGCTAGACTGCTGCCAGTAATTATTGATGAAACTATTAATCAATCGCCCTCTAATAGATTTGATGGTTTAGCTGTAAATAGGTTTCCTGAATTTATAAACGTAGGATCAATTGGCACGGCTAGAGAGTTTAATCTTACACAAGACATAAGCAGCAATAATGCCAATGATTCTAATAAAGTATTAGAAGCAATATTTAAATCTAAAAATGACCCTTTGTTAGCTCAGCTGCCTGAAAGATACCCTATTTCTTTTACATCATCTAATACTGGAGGAACTTTGGTAGGGGATTCGCATAGTAATTTTGCAAGCGCCGTTGGATTAAATAGGGCCGGTTTTAGTTTTAATGTTTTTGAAACATTTCCTTTTATTTCTGCTATAGATATATATTTTGAAACCTCTTCTTGTGGCTTAATTGCAGATTTAAATGAACAAATAAATGCTAGTGCCGGGGATGTTCCTGTAAATCAAACTTTAAGCGCTAATTCTGTGGCTGAAAGCGCTGCATCTGGAACAACAGTTGGAACTTTAGCTACTACAAATGCTTCGGGGACAGCTATGGACGGACAAGGTAGCAATTCAAGCGTTACTCATGTTGTAAGTAATATTGTAGATGGAACAGGTGCCGCAAGAGCTGGCACGTTTAGTATTAGCGGACAAAATATTGTAACAGCGTCTACTTTTGATTTTAAAAATAATCAGCAAGATAATTATACTGTAACAATAACAACAACAAAAGTTGGTACATCAGATTCTAAAAACTTTACATATACTATAAATATAACGAATGTAGCCCCCAGTATAAATGTTGGGCCGCTTGCTAGCCAAGCTAATAATACTAATAATACAACTGGTAGAACTATAAACGCAATGTTATCAGGAAATTCAACTGGATTACAAATAACAGGAATAAATGGGGGTAAAGCTGACGCAACAAGAGGGCTTAATTTTTCTATTGTGTCTCAAACTAATGCTGGAAGATATATAATAAATTCTACAACGGGTTTAATAACTGCTGGAGTAGAATTAACAAATGGTATGGATGATACTTTAACGCTAAAAGTTACAGATTTAAATGGCGCAGGATTAAGTAGCCCTAATACAACATTAAGAATATTAGTACAAGGAACTGTACTTGTTGCTTTTTATAGAGCTCAATCAGGTAATAGTGTGCAATCAACCGCGGGTGATGAACCAACTGGTGTTGTTGCATATTTTAAAAGAGAATCAGGTGCAAATAAAACTCAACCAACGCCGGATGAAGGCGATATCGTGTACACTGATTCTGCGGGTACTAATCCATTTAGTACGGGATGTAATAATCAAGGATTTGGAGGGTTATTCTTTTCTATGAATGGACCTAATTTTGCAGGACCTCAACAAGCGCTATTTACATTTAAATCAAGTAGTGATGGTGTTGTTAGGTCTAAACAGCCGGCTTAAAATAAGTATAAAAAATGTAATAATAATATAATATGGCATACGTAGTTGATATACAGTTTTTTAATACATTTATTCTTAGAAGTGCTACAAATAATAAAGTATTTGTTGAGGAATCAAGAATAAAAGGCGATTTTAATAGTTTACCTGCTGGATTAGGGCCTAAAGCTTATGCTACTAATGAAAATTATGAAGAAAATAGAAGAAGCAATGCGCTAATATATTCTGGTATTTATAATTCAAGAACTGATATTAATAAGACAAATGTATTTAGTGCTGGAGAAAAAATTACAAGAGCAGTGGATTCTGCAAACGGTAGTATACAAAAACTACATGCGGAAGATACCAATTTAAATATATTTCAAGAAGATAAAGTTAGTTATGCTCTTATAGATAAAGACGCTATATTTACCGCAGAAGGCGGTAATCTTACAGCTTCAGGTGCTAAAGTTATAGGGCAAATAGTTCCTTATTCTGGTAAATATGGAATAAGTAAAAACCCTGAAAGCTTTGCTGTAAAGGGTAATAGAAAATATTTTGCAGATAAAAATAGAGGCGCAATATTAAGGCTATCAAGAGATGGCATAACTGAAATATCTCAAGCGGGTATGCGCGATTTTTTTAAAGATAATTTAAAAACTGCTGATGCTATTATTGGTATGTATGACGATGTTTCTGACTCTTATGTACTAAACATAAAAAATATATCTCCATCAAACCCTAAAAATGATACTTTTAAAACATTATCATTTGACGAACAATCTAGAGGATGGGTTAGTTTTTATAGCTACAATCCTGATTTTGGATTTAGTATAAATAAAAAGTTTTTCACATTTAAAGATAATGATATTTGGAAACATTATACAGAAATTGATGGCAAAAAAAATACTTTTTATGATAATTACTCTGAAAGTAATATTACTTTTATTGTAAACAATAGCCCCTCTGTAGTTAAAAATTATAATACAATAAATTATGAGGGAAGCTCTGGTTGGGAAATGGCTTCTTCAATAACAGATTTAGAAAATAGAGCTTTTAGAATATTGGGAGATACAAATGCTTCTCCAGCAGGAGTAATACCAATTAAGTTTATAAAAAAAGAAAATAAATATTATGCTCCCCTTAGGGCTCAAGCCGGAATACCAGGTCAAAACCAAATTATAGGCGTTGATGCTACCGGGTTAAAAGGTTTTATTTCAACAGTTAAAATGTCTCACAACACAAGTTTACAGGACGTGGAATTATTCACAGTTTCACATAACATAGTAAGATCAAGTTAATTTTACGCAACAATAATAAAATATGGAACAATTATTACAAATACTATTCGAGATACCAGAAGGAATGACATTAGGTTTAGGGCCTTTAGCTGTTGCAGGTATTGGTGCTGGAATAAATCTTATTGGGGGCTTATTCGGAGCTGGTAAAGCAAGAAGACAAGCTAGAGCAATGGAGCGTAAACAAAGAGAGTTTCAAAAACAATTGCAGTCTCTTGAAAAAAATAGACAAGCTGTAATTGATCCTTCATCTAACGTACAGGATATGAGCGGTATGATTCAAAATCCATTTGCTAATTTACAAGTTGCAACACAGGCCGCTGAAATAAAAGCTGAAGAGGCCGACATATCATTAGCTAGTACATTAGATACAATAAGAGCAACCGGAGGGGGCTCAGCGGGCGCTACTGCTTTAGCACAAGCTGCTTTAAGAAGTAAACAAGGCATTGCGGCCGATATTGAAAAACAAGAAGCTAGAAACGCTCAGCTAAGAGCACAAGGTGAACAAAGAATGCAACAAATGCGATTGCAAGAAAGTGCTAGAGTACAGTCAGCTAAAATGAGAGGAGCACAATTTAAATTTGGAGTTCAAGAAAGCAGAGATATGGCACAAATGGATAGACTTGCGGGATTAGCGGATCAATATGGGGCTCAAGCAGCTTCATCTAGGCAGCAATCAAGCTCAATGTTTGGACAAGCAATAGGCTCTATTGGAGGTGCCTTAATGAGCGCTGGATTAAGTGGCGCTTTAAGTGGTGTTGGTAAACCCGCACAAGGCATTACTGGTTTAATGACAAACCCACCGGCGTCTGGTTTTTCTAGCGCTTTAGATAGTAGTAAATATTTAACAGGGATAACTGATGTAAATGTACCTAGCTCTAGTATGTTTATGAATCAAAATTTTAGCGGTAATCCATTTCCCAATTAGAACATAATTAATTATGAGTTATAGAAATCCAAAAATATATGCACCAGACCCTACTGCCTTTGCAAAAAGTTTTACAAGTAGCTTTCAATCTACATTTCAAAACTTTGAAGCAGAAAGAGAAAAAATAAGAAAACAACAAGAAAAAGATGATTTAGTTGAAGCAGAATTAATTAAATATCAAAACATAGGTGATTTAGAAGGCGTAAGTGAAAGTGTAAATTCAGCATTGCAACAATCAATTAATAATTTAGTTGATTCAAAAAGTTTTGTTGAAATGTCTGCGGTTGAAAAACAAAAAGAGTTAAACAATATTCAAAATATAAAAGCGGGATCAGCTGCTTTTGTAGATCTTATGAATATACCTACAGACGAATTAAGTAATAGAAGTGTTCAAGCTAATCCTGAGTTGCATGCTATTCTAACTCAAATAAAGCTTGATCCTAGCAAAGTAAAAATAACTCCTGCTAGTACCGGCACGGATGTTATGTTTACATATATTGATGAAAGTGGTAACGTTAATTCTACATCATTAAGAGATATGCGTAAATTTAAAAATACTTATGTTACCGCAACGGATGATGTAAAGTTTTTAAATACAAACATAGATGCTGATATTGATGGGTTACAAAGAAAAATTGACGCAGATGCTAGAAATAATAAAGCTACAAAAGATGAGTTAGTTAATCAATTTTTTGGTAAAGATGAAAAAGGTAATTACAATAATAAGCTGAGCAATGATGAAATAGCTACCATATTTTACGAACAAATAAGAAATGATGATCCAATTAGAAAAGAAATAGGTTTTGAATTATATCCAAAAGGAGCTTCAGAAGACTTAATTAGAATGCAAGAAGATGCAGTACATGACTATTATAAGCAAAGCGTTGTAAATCAACTTAGACAAACAGCTCTAACTCCGCCTGCTGCTTCTAGAATTACTGATACTAGAACCACTGATCAAAAAAATGCAGATGATCTTAAAACCCAAGCTGACCAAGTAAGACAGTTTATGCAAAATATTGTATTAACAACTGACAACCCTAAAATGCCTAAAAGACCTATAAAAAATATACTTTCTGATTTTCAACAAGCATTAAATCCTAAAGAATACCGTATAGTATTAAAAGATGACGGAGGCTATAATCTTGAGCAATTAGAAAGTACAGCCACGGGAATTAAAGTTAATAAAGATTTAACAGACATAACTGCGGATATAGAAGCATTGCAAAGAGGGGATAGTAGTAAATTAATAAGCACAATATTAACTAAAGTTTATAAACAATTACCAATTTTAAATAATTAAATTATGTACGAACTTAATGGGCAACAGTACAGCTTAGAAGAAGTTCAAGCTGCGGCTGATCAATCAAATTTATCTCTACAAGAATATATTGCTAAAGCAAATATAAAAATGTTAGATCCTGTAGGGCCGGATTTTCAACTTCCCACAACACCGGGTGCGGTTGTGGAGGGGACTGTAGCACCCGATATGGATTACAATTCGGGAAACTTTTCTTTGGATTCCATTATACAAGAAAATGAAAGAAAAAAAACCGAAAGAGAATTAGCATTAGAAAAAGAAATACAACAAAGAAAATTAATAACCGACGCTAGAGCTGAAACAACTTTTGGCAAAATGATAAATTCTGTTGAAAATGCTGTTCTTAGAATACGCGGTTTTGATGATAGATTAACTTTAGCAACAAGGGCTGTTGCTACCAAAATATTTGGTGACGAAGCAATCGATAAATTTGTTGAAAACCCTGAAGTTAATGATTTTTGGAAGATAGGATTAAGTGATCAAGATGTTGAAAATGCTGTAAATGAAATAAATAAATTAGAAGCTTTACAAGGTAAAACCGGCGAAATAACAACTGGTTTTCAAAAGGGCGATGCTGGTGAGATTGTGGCTGGTGTGTTTAATGCTATAACATCTTTTGGGTCTTCGGCTGTTATAGGCGCTACAACAGCGGGGAGTGGAATATTAACTGATTTTTTTGCGGATTCTTATAAAAGAATGAATGAAGAAAGAGCAGAAGAATTAGGTGTTGATGCTATTGAATTAATGAATAGTGAAGACGCTGAATTTTATAAACCTCTAGTTCTTGGTACCACAGCGGGTGCTTTAGAAAGAGTTGGTATAAAAGGAGTTGGAAAAGCAATTGGAAAAATTAAAAGTGGGTCTGGTAAGAAAATTGCAAATAGATTTATAGCTGGAAGTCGAGAAGCTGTGACAGAATATACTCAAGGAGTATTAGAAGCTGTTGAATCACCATTGGTAAAAAGAAATTATGAAAATGTAGGAGAAGCCGCTTGGGATTACATGAGAAGCAAAGAAGGTTTTGAAAGTTTTTTACAAGGATTTGCTGGAGGTGCTGGTGTAACTACAGGTGGAACATTAAGCAAAAAAGAAGCTATAGCTGCCGGGGTTACCACAGCTGCTGCTGTTGCTCCTGAGTCAACAGGTTTATTATTTGGAACAATGGCGCCATTTGCTATGAAAAATGCGGCTAGTGAAATTAGATCACCACAGAATGTAAAAAACATTGATAAATTAGCAAATGACATAGCTGATTTGCATGAGGCAAAAATAAATGTAAAAGATAAAGATATAAAAGCAAGCATTAACGCCACTATAGCTGATAAACAACAAGAAATAGTAAATATTATTTCTATTGATAATGAAAAAATAAATAATATACCTGAAAGTGATTTAAAAGAAATAAATAATATTAAAGGATTAGCTCAAGAGTTTAATGCTAACATGGCTAATCTAAATAAAAAACTCAGAGTTGATAAAACAATTAGTTTAAAAGAGTTTGAAATTGCTAAAGCATCTTTATTAGAAAAATATAAAGCTAATAGAAAAAAATTAGACGAAAAACTTTCTGATATTTCAATAAAAAATCAAAATATATCTGACGAAAATGCTTCTTTAATTAAAACTATCAAAACAAGTAAAAATGATGCTGCTATTGAAAAAGCTAAAAATGATTTAGTTGAAAATAATAGAGGATTTATTGAAAAACTTATTAAAAGCACATTTAATCCTAATTTAGATACAGAATTAACAGAGCAAGATTATAGAGCTGCAATAAATTTAGAATTTGCAAAAATTATAAATACATATAAATTAAAAGAAAAAGTTCCTTTTGGTGCATATTTACAACAAACTTTACCTAAAAGATTACCAGCTATATTTAAAACAGAAATTGAAACTACACCTGAAGGAGAAATAGTTACTAAAACAGATATAACTCAAGAAAAAAATATTATTGATGAAAATAATATTACCTTTGAAAGAACAGAGTCAAAAGCAAAAGAACAGTTAAGAGATATAGCTGGTATTACAAAAGAATCTGTACAAAAAGATGCTACGCAAATATTAAAAGGTAAATTACCTGGTATAATAGAAAAAAGCGGTAGAGATAAAAATGAAATACTAACCGCTATAAATAAAGCTGCTGATTTTAAAATAGCTGATGCTGTTCTTGAAGAAATGGGTGGTAACTTTAATAATAAACAAGAACAAAACAGTAGGTTTACAACATTTATGGATGTTAACTACGATGCTATTATTAAAGCTATCCCCAATTCCGTAAAAAATAAGTTAGCCTTGTTTGAAGCTAAACAAGTTGGTAGAGAAACAATGCAAGAAGGTGATCAAGCTGGTAAAGGTGTATTTGAATATAAAACGCCTACTAAACAAGAATTTATTAATTTTTATACTGAAGGTAAATTAAATGGTTTAAGAGCTAAAAAGAAAAGATTAGCTGGCGTATTAGCACAAGAAATAGGTAAAGATGCAATAGCAGAAGTTTTAGCTGATCCTAATGTTCAAAAAGAATTTTTAGAAAGACAAGAATTACAAGGTAAAGAAATACCACAAGATGCAATACCAAAGTTATTAGAAAAAATAGATAGAGCTTTAGAGGCTGTTGATCAATTTGGTAAAACAACTTTGCAAGGTGGACCAATACCAGTTGTCCCTGCTGCTAAAGTATTTTTAAAATCTCTTAAAGCATTAATAAAAGGAGGTGCTAAATTTAGTGAAGCATTATCTAAAGCTATTAAAAAATTCAAACAAGCTTTAAAAGGCGCAACAAAAGAACAAAAATCTTTAGCTGAAAGAATTGTAGGTTATCACATTAAAACTATAGACGATTTTAATAAACTTAAGGAAAGTGAATTAATAGAAGATTTAAATTTATTCATGAATAATGATATTTTAAATTCTTCTGATATTCAAGATTTTGCTTCTAATGCTAAAGATTGGAAATTATTAGTAAAAAATGTAAAGGATGCTGGACCTGCTATAAACATGCGTACAGAAGCGGGTAGAAAAAAGTTTTTAGAAATAGCAGAAAAAAATGGATTTATTGAACAAATACCAGAATCAGTTTGGCTAACGCTTCAAGGCACTACCGATAGTTTAATTCCTGATAAAGTAAAAAAAGAATTAAATTTAGATAAAGAAGAGCGAAAAACAATAAGAGCCGCAGATGGATCTAGCCTTAGAACATATGGCGGAAATTTTCCATTTAAAAATGTTCCTGAAGCAAAAGCTTGGATAGCCTCTATGAAAGCAAAAGGTAAAAAATTTGCAGAAGAAGGAGTTTATAAAGACATGACTAAAAAGGTTACAAAAGCTCAATATGATAATTTAGAAAATTTATTAAATGATAAAGATTTTATTCAATCACAAAAAAATTCTTTAGAAGGAGTAAAAAAATTGTTTTTGACTTTTGAATCTTTGATGAAAAAAAATCCTAAGCAAAATATTCCATTTGTAGCAGCTATGCTTTCATCAACTAGTGCTTTTCAAGGGCATTTTATGAGAATAGCGGCTCCCGTTACTTTTTACGAAAAAGGATATAAAAATGTACCATATACTCAAGAGCATTTAATGCAAGCCAGTACGGCCGCTAAATATTTATTTTTACAAGCCGCAGACGGGAATATTAAAAAATCATTTAAGTATGTTGCTAAAAATTATCAACAAGGTGCTCTTACTAATAAATCAGACAAGAAACTGAAAGGCATAGGATATAATGGACAAAAATTTAATTATACTGAAAAAACACCTCCAAATTGGTTTATTAAAGATAATATATGGGCTAGATATTTTAATATTAATACAGCTTTACAAGACGGTGGGCTATTGCCTGAAAATTTTGTAACGGCTAATGGAAAAACTATTGCTGATATTTATAAGGTAAACAATGCTGGATATGGTATAAAAGGAGTTAATTTTAACAATGAAGTTGTACAAGATTTTAAAGCTGATGAAATTAATACACAAGCAGTAAAACAAGTATACAAAGAAAAAGATTTAAATAAAGATTTTAATAACTTTTTAGAAAAAGCTACAGGTATAGGCGCACAAAAAGTATTTAGTGAAGCTAAAGCAATAGCAAGAGGTAAACAAACAAGAAAAGTATTTGGTGATTATTTTATACCGCCGGGCGCAGAGGATTTTGGTGGGTTAATGCACAGAACATTAGCTAAAGGCAAAATTGGTGAACAACAATTAAAGTTTTATAAAGAAAACTTATATGATCCATTTAACGCCGCTAATGAAAGCATAACAAGAGAAAGAAGAGCATTAACAGATGATTTTAGAGCATTAAAAAAGAAATTAAGCAATGTACCTAATAAGTTAAAAAATCTTACATCTGGTGGTGATTTTACTATTAGTAATGCGGTTAGAGCTTATATATGGAATAAACAGGGAATGAAAATTCCTGGGTTAAGTGAAACAGATTTACAAGCTTTAATTAATGAAGTACAGAATGACTCTGAATTATTAGATTTTTCAAATCAATTAATTAATATAACTAAAAGTGATGGTTATGTTAAGCCTGAAAATAATTGGCTGAGTGGAAATATTGCTACTGATTTAATGGCGTTATTTAATGCTAGTAAAAGATCCAAACATTTAGAAGTTTGGCAAAATAATGTTGATCAAATATTTACTAAAGAAAATTTAAATAAATTAGAAGCTGCATACGGTAAAAACTATAGGGTTAATTTAGAAAAAACTCTAGAACGTATGAAAACAGGTATGAACAGAAAATGGGGTGGGGATAAAACAATACAAGCTTATTTGGATTGGGTTAATGGTTCTGTTGGTGCAATTATGTTTTTAAATACTAGATCAGCCGTGTTGCAAACAATATCTAATATAAACTATATTAATTTTAAAGATAACAACCCTTTATTAGCCGCTAAAGCTTATGCAAATCAACCACAGTTTTGGAAAGATTTTAAAACTATATTTAATTCAGATTATTTACAAGAAAGAAGAGGTGGTAACCAAATAAATGTAAATGAAAATGAATTAGCGCAAGCCGCAGAAAAAGGTGGCGTACAAGGAACAATTAGTTTACTATTGAATAAAGGATTTATATTTACAAAAATAGCAGATAGTTTTGCTATTGCATCAGGCGGTGCTCCTATGTATAGAAATAGAATTAATACATATATAAAACAAGGGCTATCACAAAAAGAAGCTGAAGATAAAGCATTTTTAGACTTTAAAGCAATAACTGAAGAAACTCAACAATCAAGCAGACCAGATAGAATATCTGAGCAACAAGCAAGTAATGCTGGTAGATTACTATTAGCATTTGCTAATACACCAATGCAATATAACAGAATTATAAAAAGAAATGCTCAAGATTTAGTTGACGGAAGAGGTGACCCAAAAGAAAAAGTAACTAAAATAATATATTATAGTACAATACAAAACTTATTATTTAATGCTATGCAAAAAGCTTTATTTGCTTTAGCTTTCGCGGGTGAAGATGAAGATGAAGAAGAGATTGAAAAGTACAGTCAAGTAGCTAGCGGTATGGCTGATTCATTATTAAGAGGATCTGGTTTAACAGGTAATGCTGTTGTAGCTGTAAAAAATATAGCATTTGATATTGCTGATAGAGCGAAAAGACCTAGACCTAATTTTCAAGATGCCGCATGGAAAGCATTAACTATATCGCCGCCATTACATAATAAAGCAAGTAAATTAAGAGGCGCGGGATATTCATTAGGTTATGTAACGCCTGAAAATGTATTTGAACCTAAATTAGATAACCCTGCATTATCAGCTGGAGCTAATATAATATCTGCAACAACAAATGTTCCATTAGATAGAGCATTAAGAAAAGCACAAAATATAGAAGCGGCAATGAGCGACGAAGCGGAATGGTGGCAAACAACAGCATTATTAATGGGTTGGGGAACTTGGGAACTTGGTATGGAAAATGAAAAAGATAAAAAAGAAAAACAAGTAAGGGACTCTAATATAAGAGAGTCCAATAGAAAGCCAATAAAAAGAGAAAAACAAAGAAAAACATTTTAATTATGGCAAAAGACGCATGTTATTATAAAGTAAAGGCAAGGTACAAAGTATTTCCTTCTGCATACGCTAGCGGAGCTATTGCAAAATGCAGAAAAGTAGGTGCTGCAAATTATGGTAAATCATCTAAAAAGAAAAAATAGTTATGAAAAAAATGGATAAAAAATTCAAACCGCATAAAATGTATTGCAAAGATGGAAGCGTTAAAAACGCAAAAACTTTTGAAGCGCATTTAAAATTTAAAAAAATGGGTTGTGGACATAGCCCAATGAAGAAAAAATAATGGCTGATCCTAAAAAAGGAACTGGAAAAAAACCTAAAGGGAGTAGCAGGCGTTTATATACGGATGAAAATCCTAAAGATACGATGCGTATAAAATATGCAACTGTAAAAGATGCTACTGCTACTTGCTCTAAGGTTATGAAATCTAGTAAACCTTTTGCTAGAAAAATACAAATATTAACTGTAATGGAACAAAGAGCTCGTTATGGTAAAAAACCTGCTCAGTCCAAAATAGCTACAGCTTGTAAAAATAAAGTTAGAAGAAAACATGGCAAAAAATAGACCCACTTGGAAAGACTCAGACGCCCCTGACGCGGAAGGCAAATTTAAAAATTTATCTTGCGGAGCATTAGCTAAATGGATGATTAAATCTAGAAAAGGTAATATGCGTAAAATTGTTGGCAGTTTAAATCAACAATATGTTTTTAATAGAAAAAAGAATCCTAGTTATGCTAAAAAAATGGTATGTACTAGAAATAAAGTAAAAAAATTATTAAATGGCAGTAAGAAAAACTAAAAAAGGATTAGATCTTAAACGTTGGTTTAAAGAAAAATGGATTGATGTAAGAACAGGTAAGCCGTGCGGAAGACGTAAAGGTGAAGGAAGAGGTACGCCGTACTGCAGGCCAAGCAAAAGAATATCAAGTAAAACCCCTAAAACGGCCGGTGAAATGTCAGCCGCAGAGAAAAGAGCTAAGATAGCAGAGAAAAAAAGATTAGGGCAACCAGCAGGTAAACCAAGAAGAGTAAAAAATGTTAAAAGAAGAGGAAAATAGGTAATTAATTATATTATATATGGCAACAGAAATTTCAGAAAATACTCAATTAAAATTAGATCTTAAAACAATAGGAATTATTGTATTCGGAGCAATATCGCTTGCGAGTATGTATTTTGTTATGGCTGCTGATATAGAAGAAGCCAAACAATTGCCTAAAGCGCCTGTTAGTGAAGTTGAGTTTCAGTATAAAGACAAAATGATTCGTCAAACAATTGAATTGACGCAAAAAGATGTGGAAGCAATAAAATCCGATGTAGAATCTATGAAAATAACATTAGAAAAGTTAGATGAGCGCTTATACGATCTGCAAAAAAATCGATAATGAAATATTTAAAATTATTATTACTATTATTAACAGTATCAAGTTATTCACAATATAAAGATGGTATATCAGTTGTTCAGTTTAGCGCTGAATTTGTACAAGAAAACGAAATATCATTAAAAAAATTTAATGATCATAATACGCATTTATTTTATTTAAGTAAACATAGTGATCATTTTACAAATGAAAAAATAATATATATACCAACTGTTATATTATTTCATGATGGCGAAGAAATATTAAAAATAGAATCGGGTGTAACTTTAAAACTTCCCGAAAATACAACAGCAAGGATAGAAAAAGCTATAGACGAAATACTATCCGATAAATTTTAACATATGAAAAAACTATTATTAGTACTTTGTTTATTAATTTCATTTAGTTCAAATGCACAATTTTTAAAAGAATTATATAAAGACTTTTTAAAATACGGAACATTTTATGTAGCTGGTGATGCTTCAAACGCATATGAACAAACATATAAAGATTATTTTGTAGAAAGACCAGCAGATGATGATTTATATGGTATACCAAGAGTAATTGACGTAACTAATTATTATCCAATGGATTATAGGATTGGTGTTGGATTTAGAAAATTAGCTAGATTTGGATATGAAAATAAACCTAATTTTTATAATGGCACAGAAAATAATAAATCTTTAGCAGCGCCAACTTCTTCTGTTAAGGGTTTAGAATATTTATTTCATTATGAAAAAGAAAGAGATCGTGGAGAAGAATTTTTTAATTCTAGATTTTTTATAAGGCACGTAGGTAAATATCATATTATTAAATTAGAACAAAGAGAGCAAGGTAATGTTGGTTTTAAATATCAATCTGCAGAAGTTAGAGCAAGACTACCTATTGGTAAAAAGTTTAGCTTATCAGCGGGCGCAATTTATAGAACACACCAAACACCTTATGGTTATAACCCTATAGAAATATGGTTAAATGAAACCGAAGTTGATGATTTTGGCAATGAATATCCTAAAAACCCATGGTATAGTCTTGGGTATAAATATGATTATACTGATAATTTTACAAAATATACAGATATAAACACAGGTGAAGAAAGATATGATTGGATATGGAAAGATGTTAATGGTGAAATAGTTGCTTGGAGTGATAAAGATTTCCGTAATACAATATTTGGTGATCTTATGAATTTATATAATAAAGAACAATGGGATTTATTAGATCCTTTTGGTGAAGTTGCACCCATAGTAGGATTTGATTTTTACCATTATAGATCTAACTTTTGGATTCATGCTTATGGTAACTATTTATTACCCTATCATAAATATATAACTGGCGATGAAAATGTAAGTTATCTTAATCGAAATAACTGGGGCAAAGGAGGATTAAAAAAAGACGCTGAACTACAGCAGTGGGAAGATTACCAAGCAGGAATAATTTTTGGTTGGAAACTTAGTAAAACAATTGGAATATTTGCTGAAGGAGAATATACTAAATTTTGGGATTCACAAATTTATAATTCTTCTGTGGGCATAAACTTTACATTTAGATAAAAATATGGCAACACAAATTGGAGAAGATACTCAAGTACAACTAGACCTTAAAACAATTGGATTAATTGTTACAGGAGCTATAGCTTTAGCGGGGATGTGGTTTACTTTGCAAAGTGATATTAAAGAATTGCAAAATCAACAAAACCCAGAAGAATTTGTAAAAAAAATGGAATTTCAACTTAAAGATGAGTTGATAAGAACAACAATAATACAAATTGAAAAATCTACTGAAACGCTAAAAGAAGATATACAAGAAAATAAAGAACAAATAGAAAAAAATACAGATAAAATTTACGAAATAACAAGATGAAAAATTTAATTACAATTTTATTATTAATGTTTGCATTCGTAGCAAGCGCACAAGATATTACATTATTACATGTTAACGCAAAATGGAATCAATCAAATGATTATAATTTAGATAGAATACGTAATGCAAAAGTATTAATGGTAAATTTAGAAGACCAAAAAGAAGAATTAAAATCACAAATTAAAGCAGTACCTACTATTGTAATAATAGGAAAAGATGGTAAACCGAAAGGGCAATGGCAAGCTGATTTATCATTTAAAATAGATGTTCCATTAGAAGAAATACAAAAAAGAGTTAATTTTCTTTTGTTTAAAGATTAATAAATGAAAAACATAAGTGAAAACGTTACTTATAAAGAAGGTGTGTATAGCATAACTGCACTTAGATTAGGTTTAAATAATAATCCTACTAAAACTCATTTAACTAATATGGAGTTATTAGCAGAAAAAGTATTTGAACCATTAAGGAAAGCAGCAAACGGCCCAATAAAAATAAATTCATTTTATCGAGGACCTGAATTAAATAAAGCAATTGGGGGGTCACCTAATTCGCAACATTGTAAAGGGCAAGCGATGGATATTGATGATAATTATGGATATATGACTAATGCTGAAATGTTTGAATACATAAAAAATAATTTATCGTTCGATCAGATGATATGGGAATTTGGAAATTCTGATAACCCAGATTGGGTTCATGTAAGCTATGTAAATGAAGAAGCAAATAGAAATAGATGTTTATTAGCTTATAAAGATGAAAATAACAAAACAAAATATAAAACTATATAAATATGAATTGCCCATTCTGTAACATATGTATATGTAAATAAAAAAAGGGGCCTTAAAAAAGCCCCTTAATTATTATAACTAACACCCACCTAACCACTCATTCCCTATGTTGGTGATCAACCCAACGAACGTTAGTTATCCGTCACACGCTAAACAATTTTCATCCATTGCTGATTCGGCAATATCTCCTCTCAGAACAGATTCTGTTCTCATATAATATAAAGTTTTAATACCTTTCTTCCAAGCTTCCATATGGACTTTATTAATCCATTTAGGTTTTGCTATTGCAGGAAAAGCTAAGTTTAAACTAACTGATTGATCAATATATTGTTGTCGTATACCAGCTTGGTTTACTAATTCTAATTGGTTAATTTCTTTGAAAGTTTTGAAGATTTCTTTGACGGGTATGTCGTGAGACCCATGTGTAATACTGTCTAATTGTTTTAAACCTTGTATAGACCCTCCGTCTTTTAATATTCGATTCCATATAATTTCATTATCTATTTTATGTTTTCTTAAAATCTTTTTAAGAGTTGGGTTTTTACGTATGAAAGTGCCTTTTGCACTTTGTTCAGTGAAAACATTTGCTGCCCACGGCTCAATACCTGGGCTAACGTTTCCACTAAGCTTAGAGTTAGAGACAGTAGGAGCAATAGCGCGAAGGTGGGTATTACGTAAACCAGTACCGACGCACCAAAGAGGTTCTCCAAAAATTTCAGCCAAAGCTCGTGAAGCTCTTTCAGATTCGATTTTAATTTGTGAAAATATTTTTCTTGTTTCATATTGTGCTAATAATCCTTCAAATGGTAAACCCTTTTCCTGTAAATATGTATGCCAGCCAAGCACACCTAATCCTAAAGCTCTACCCTTTTCAGCAGATCTAACAGAATTGTGGAAGCCAACTTTACCTTTTGACTTTTGTATAAATTCTTCTAAAACGCCATCTAAAAACCAAGTGGCGTCATATATTAAGTTTGTTCCTTTCCATTCATCGTATTTAGCTAAGTTTAACGATGATAAACAACAAACAAATGAATGTGATTCATCAGTGTGTAATGTAATCTCACTACATATATTTGTCATATGCACTTTTAATCCGTGCTTTTTGTAAGCTCTTGGATTACTTTTGTTTGTATTTCCTTTAAATAAAATATAAGGTTCTCCAGTTGCTTTACGCTTTTGTAATAACTTTCCCCATAATCTTCTTGCTTCTTTATCTCCAGCATCAAGCTTTCGCATGAACTTATCGCCGACCACAGCGCACTGGTGGAGGTTGAGCGATTGACGATTAATGTCTCCTTTAGGTTCTCGTATTTCCAACCACTCTTCAAAATCGGGGTGGTCAATATTAATATTAACGCTTGCAGCTCCTCTTCGGACAGATCCTTGATTTGTTGCAAGTATAGTGCTATCGTAGATTTTACAAAAAGGCACAGTTCCATCAGATGTTCCATTTCCAGTTATTTTTGCACCGGCGGGTCTAATCATATTAACTCCGATACCAACTCCACCGCCGTGCTTAGCGAGTAGCATCATCTCTAAATTTTTCATACCAATATCGTGTATGCTGTCTGCAACATCAATACCAAAGCATGATATAGGCAATCCTCGATCTGTGCCAGTATTAGATAACACAGGAGATGCCAAACACAGCCAACCCTTCCATATATATTCAAAAAAAGTTTCAGCTAGTTCTGGGCGATTTAAACGCTTTGCTACAGTTGTGCAAACTCTTACATAAGCATCTTTTGGTGTTTCACCGTTAATTAAATAACCACCCGCTATTGTTTTTTTATATACATCAGTGTCTCCCCATGAAGGATAATCAACACCTTTTTTCCAATCTTTATTCCACATTATAAATTACTTATTAAATGTTTTGTCCACGCAACTAATCCATTTATATTTAATACTACTAGATTCCATTGCTTTCTTGAAGCAACCTGAACTAATATACAAATAAACCCTGCTATGTATAATCTAGGTTCTAATGTCCAGTGTGCTGATAATAAACAACCTGCACCAAAATAACCTATTCTGCTAGCTAACTTTTCCGTTGGAGTTAGTTTTCTTGTTCTTACTAATAACTCTAATAATCTTCTTTTTACCATATGTCTTCAAAATCTTCACCTTCATTAGCTTTGCTATAATCAGTTGGCCTAACCGCAAAGAAATCAGTATGAGTATGGCCCCCGGTAAGATGATCAAACCAAGCCATATTATCAACTGCTTTTTTGTCATAGAACGTGAAGTCCCATTGTTTATATTTTTTATCTGTATACCCAAGCTCTGCAAGCTTATCGCCAACTCTCTTTTTAATAAAATGTACCAAGTCATATTTTTTCATTCCTTCTATATCCCCCATTTCAAATATCTTATTGATATAATCCATTTCGGCATTATGCATCGTTAATGCTGCTTCATATATATGTGGCTCACATTCAGCCTTTAATCCTGGTATCTGCGAACACATATGTCTAAATAATTGACATCCCATTTTACTGTGCAATGATTCATCTCTTACAGACCATTTCATCTGTTGCCCGATACCCTTAAGAAGGTTACGCAACTGAAAAGAATAAAGAACTGCAAAAGCACTATATAAAGATACTCCTTCTGCGAAAGCAGAAAAAACAGCCAATGACTTTCCGATACCCACGGGATCGTTGCCATCATATGCAACGAGATTGTCAAAACGAGCAGCCGTAGCTGGCTCATGTAAAAAAGCTTCGTAGTTTTCAAGTCCCAATGTTTCATTTAAATAACTATAAGCTACAGCGTGTATTGTTTCTTGTGAGCCGAACATCATAGCCATTTGCTGTATCTCATGTTTAGGAAACCATGATACGACTTTTTGTGTCCAATAATCTGACACTGCACATTCTGTTTGTGCAAAACCTAATAGTATATTACCTACTAAGTTTTTTTCTTCTGGTGTTAATTTTTCATTCCAGTCTTTTACATCACCGCTCATTGGTATTTCAGTATGTAACCAAAATGCTTGAGCTTGTTTCAACCAACCTTCTGTATAATATTCAGGGTATTCAAAAGGTTTATAAGGTATTCTTTCTGTAAATATAGGTGCTTTCATATTAATTTTTCCATTCTATAGCAAGATCAATAAAAGGTATATAAAATACTACCTGTGACCAAACTGGGCCTTCATAAGTTCTTACTCCGAATAATAATCCGGGATATAAACCTATAGCCATTGACCAGTTATCTTCCTTGCCCTCGATATTGTTTGACATAATTTTTACTTGTTTTTAAATTAGACGTTTTAGATTTAGCATGAACTCCTTTGCGTCTTATTTTGTGTTTTTTTCTATATTGAAATAAATTTAATTTTTTAGCCATAACATTTTATATTATATTTATTATGTATGAACTCTAAATCTTTCCACCTTAAATAACCACGTGTTTCTAATGACCATTTAATAAAAGAATCGATTTTACGTTCTTTATATTTTCGTCTTGCTAAATGCTTGGCTGACTCTTTAGTATTTCTATTACTCGGTCGCATTCTTTTTGATTTTGTGGTTTAAATAAAGTATAGTTTGGGAACTGTTGTGTTACCAATCTTTTGAATAACTTCCAACGCATTGGAAATGATTCGTTAGGCCTACCCTTTGTTTCAATTATAAAGTCTTTGCCAATAAAATCTGGCGTGTATTTTATAGGTAACACTCTTTTGCTACCTCTATTTTTAAATATCCCTTTACTATTTGACTGTCTTTCGTATGCTTCATTTTCAAAATGAAAACCATTCAATAGCACAAATGTTTCACCTTCGTATTTAGCTTTTATATTAGCAGCTTTTAAAGCTACGTACATATATTTTTCTAAGCCAGATGCAAAAGTTATTCCATCATATTCAACTTTTTTTGAAACTACAGGACCTCTTTTCTTTTTTCTATAATACTTCTTTCTCATGAACTTCTAGTTCTTTTACAAATGTACCGTTAATCATTTTGCCTTTTCTATTTGATATTTCTGAATAAGCAGTTTCGATACATTCTTCGATAGTAAATCCTTCAAGATATGCTAGGTTTGTTAATACAACAACCATATCACCAACAGCATCTTTAATTTCAGGTTTATCTTTATTAAGTAAAGCTTTTGCTAATTCGCCGGCTTCTTCTTGAAGTTTAACATATTGTGTATGGGAATTACCTTTTTCATACAAACCTCTTTCAGCAGCCCAAGCTCTAATTAAATCAAAATGATTTAAGTCTAAGTCTGATAACTGATGATTAACTTTTTCAGTTGAACCAGGTTTGAATTTATCTGCATGTTTAATTAAGCTTTCTAAGCTATTTATTTCACTAAATGCTTCCCATAAAGCTTTATTATATACATAGCTTCTTTCGCTATTATATCTCGACTCGTGTGCATTTGTTATTATCCATTTTGTTAATTTTGGACACAAAGCAATTTTACCAAATCCTGTTTTCCAAATTAAATTTGGTTCATTTTCTAAAGCTTCTTTAAGCTTAGTTACTTTTACAGGAAAAGTTGTGGTTTGTTCGGTTACGTTTATTTTCATTTTAAATAAATTTTTATAAAGTTTATCGTCTTTTCTATATCCAAAAGACTTTTGAAGTTCTATTTCCTTCTTAGATATATAATCAATATCTGTAGAAGATTCTAGAACTTCGTATTCTCCAGGTTTATAACCCTGCACTTGCGTAACCCTCTTATTAAGATCACGTGTTACACCAATTTTTTTACCTGGAATGTGATATAAATAATATGTCATTTTCCAACATTTAATTTTGCCGGTATAGCTGGCAAAGGATTATAATTAATTAATTCGAAATTTTTCTTTTTTGGTATTTCTAAACCAGGATTACTTCTGTGGCCACCCTTAAATACAATACCATTGCCATGTATTTTTAATTTAGGCAAATCTATATTATCTGTATTTCTATATATGTATGCCGTGGCTGCTTCTTTATGATTTAAATACAAATGACAATCCCCCAGCTGCCCTATTAATTTACCAGGTTTATAATCTGTATTGACACAAAGTAATTCTAATAATATACCATACATTGCAATATCATAAGGCAAACCTAAGAATACATCTGCAGACCTTTGAATCCACATCAAATCCATTTTGTCATTATTTATATTTACTTGTATAGCATAATGGCATGGAGGCAAAACCATATTCTTTAATTTTTCTGGTCTCCATGCGCTTAGTATGTGTCTTCTCGATGATGGATCAACAATAATATTATATATTAAGTTCATTAGCTGGTCATAACCATTAAAGTCACGCCATTGCGCACCATATACAGGGCCTAATGTTCCATCTTTACGACCTGATCTTTTATAATCATCATCCCAATAATGAACATTGTTCTCATGCAAATAACCCATATCAGTTCTGCCATTTAATATCCATAACAATTCTGATATAACATGGTTAAAATACATTTTCTTTCCGACTAACATTGGAAAACCTAATGACATGTCATGCTCAATTTGCCTGCCGAATAAAGAATATGTACCTATACCCGTTCTATCTTTCTTTTCAGGAGCAGAATGTAATAGGTTTGCTAATAAAGCTCTATATTGATTTTCTATATTTGTCATAATAATATTTACACATTTTATAATATTCAGGCCATATAGTTTTTCTATCGTATATATAAGGCGCTATATGTGGCTTCTCACCTTTCTTATATGGACCAATATTAATTGTTATTTTCCAATGATCTAAGTCATTTACTATCCCCATCGGCGCTATTCTTATATTGTTTCTTCTACAGAATAAACACGCTTCCATTTCTTCAGGCGAAGCAAAATACGATGGCATAGGCCTTGATTTTCTTCTAGGCATTATGTTTCCCAAGGCATTGGCTCCTCTTCAATATTTTCAATAAAATGAGGAATGAAACAACCAGAACGAGGATCCCATTTAAAATAAGCTTCAGCTCCGTTCTCGCCTAAATTTTGAAACTTAACTTTTAAAACTTTTGCTTTAACAGTTTTAGCTTCATAATCTCTGTGAACTAATATACCATGATAACTTGCGTCATACCATTCGCCGCCACCTTTGATGTTATACATTGTAGGTTCTTCAATTTTACCGTTACTATCCTTATACATTTTAGTTGGATGAGCAACAATAAATACTAAAACATCAAACTTCTTTGCGAATGTTTCAATCTTAGTTAAGTATTCCATTGTATATCTATTTACATCTTCAGTCTTACAGTCTACATCTCTAATTTTATTAAAAGGGTCTATAACTAAACATTTAATACCTTTACGTTTAACTAATTCTGCACCTTTACGTAATACTGTTTCAAGAGTATACTTTTCCATATCGATAAAGAAAAAGTTATCGTTAACGTGGTCTGCTACTTGTTTCCATTTAGCTGTACCAATATCTGATTTTCTTGGCATATCTTGCCATACTTTACGCATTAGTTTATGCGCATGTAAAAATGTAGGTGCATTTTCAGGAGATGCAAATGCCGTTTTCCAACCGTAGTTATTATTATAACCTACGACCATTTGATCTACAAAATCTGATTTACCTGATGAAGGAATACCAGTAACCGTAATAAATTGACCAGTATAAGTGCTGAAAATATTATCAAAATTACTAAGGCCAATTTGAAAACCTTTTTTGAAACCGTTTTGTACAAAGTCTGTAACTTCATGTTCTATATCTTTAAATGTTGTAACATTCTCTAATGGTACTGGCCTGCAATCTTTTATTGTATTAGCTAAGTCCTCTTTACCATATTTAAGCAAATAATCATTAGCATCTTTACAATCAATAAAATTAGTTAAGTAACAAACTTCTGCTCCTAACCTTCTTATTAATTCATTTTGTAATGCAACACCAGCTTCATCTTGATCAACTGCTAATATAATTTTTTCTTTGTCTGTAAAATAATCTATACAGTTATCAAGATAATCTAAGTTATTGTGATTAAGAGTAGCTCCATTTGGCACAGATACTACGTTTTTGATACCAGCTTCATGAAACGCTAAAACATCCATTTCGCCTTCAACAATAACACATGTATCAGTATTTACAATACTATTTATATTATAAAAGACTTTCTCAGCACCTTTATATAATTTAAAGTTCTTTCGTCCGTCTCTATATTTAATGTTAATAAGCTCATCGCCCATAACATAATTAAACTGGATAGTATTCTCAACTTGTCCGGTCTGTGGCATATATTCTTTACCTTCAGTAATATTTAAATCATTTAAGGTGTCATACGATATTCCACGTTCTTTAAACCATTTACAAACATTTTCACTTAACTCTTTATATTCAACGATATGTATAGCATCGGGCTTTTCGTAAACTTTATTAGGTTCGCCTTTACGCTGATATGAATGTAATTGAAATGTTGAATCACAGTTATGACAAGTTCCTAATCCACGCTCCCAATCGTAACTAGCACATTTAGCTTTCCTGTTTTCAGGTTTGCGGTTATGTGAACACAGGGGACAAATCCCCTGCGTTGCACCAACCTTCAAATCGTGCTGGTTAAACTGGTCGATTAAAAATCCGTTAATCTCCGTGTTGTTTACTTGCATTAATTTCTATTTAAAATGGTAAATCATCAACTGGTTGTTGAGCTTGTTGTGGCATAGCAGCGGGAGCATTATCTCTAGGTGCTACATCAACGTTATCGCCATTTGTCCATACTACTTTTACATTACCAAGATAAACTTTTTCAGTTTTAGCATCTCTTTCCTCTTTAGTTTGTTGAACTATAACAGGACCTTGATTTCCAAACTGATCAACTTCATCATTGATAGTAATTGTAATTGGTAAGTACTTACCTTTTTTGCCGTCAATAATTTTATCTTTCGGTATTTTCGTAAGGTCAATACTTGTTGCTATAATACTTGCCATATTAATATGTTGCTAATTGATTAAACATTCTAGATAACTGGTCTTTTGTTGCGCCAGTTACTCTTCTTAAGTTATCTACAGCTTTTACATGATTTTGATTATTATAAAAGTTGTTAGTACTTGTTGTCATTCCTGTTACTGTACAGGTTCTTTTTTTAGTTCTAGGCATAATAAAATTAAAGTGTTAAATTAATAAAATATTGTGATGGGTCAAATCCATCGGTTTTGTAGAATAAATCGTAAGCTTCTACTGCTCTCTTTACCTTGTCTTTACCTGATTCATAAAATTCAGGTGAACAATCCATAACTGCGATTTGATGACTTTCTTTATCAATGGCTATGAATACAAATTCATATCCAAATAATGTGCTATAAATATATGCTTGCGAATCATAATTCCAACGGTAAGCAGAACGCTTGAAAGAATTAATGTCTTTGGTAGTTTTCAAATCAATGATTAGCTTTTCATCGTGATTTACAATATCAGCTTTACCTTTCCACATTGCTCCTTCAAGCTCTGCAATACCTGGCTTCTCATACTCAACATCAATGCCACGTATCAACCCGCGACATATATCATTTTCCATTATCTTTTCTGTCATCAACTCTATTTTGTCTACTTCATGTTGCAATAAACACAACTCTCCTCCCGACATTTCTTTATAAGCTTTTGTATTTCTAGTACTGCTTTCAATAACCTTATATTTCTTTAACTTGTTAGGTTCAAGAATTGCAGTATGGAAATAACCTCCTACTAAAAATGCTGGGCTTGGTTTTGATTGTTCTCCAAGTGCTAAAGGATTATTAAGCAAAGTTCTTATATCACTATTACTTAGATATTGTTTTCCAAAATCTCCATAATAATGTTCATCTTCCCTAAGCTTTTTAATAATCGCTTCTTTGTTCATATTATCCGAATTAAATCGTATTTAGTTCGTTTACTTGATCTTCGGTTAAAGCGTATTTTTCTTCAATAGCTTTTATAGTACCTCCGGCTTTAACATAACTTATAGCTTTTTGTATATCATTAAGTGTTGGCTTAACTGATTTTTTAGCTGTAAATTTTTTCTTGCCATGATCATTAGTAGCATCACTATCTTGCGTATCGTCTATTAATAATAGATTACCTAACGCATACTTCTTGCCATAACTCGATGCACTACCAAATTGCTGTGGAGTCTGCATACCTTTTTGATTCAGGTCCACACCAACTATTGCAACAGCTTGCACTTCCATACCTTTATCATCAATTAACTTTGCAGTTGTTTTAATTATAGGCATAGGATTAGTGTCAATTAATTCTTCATTAATTGTTACTGCAACTCCTAACTCTAGCAGATAGGGTTTTATGCTTTCGAGAATGTCTTCGGCACTTCTGAAGTAATACTTGCCGAATGAATTAAATCTACTCTTCTTCGATTTAAATCTTGTTTGAATGGTTGCTAGCTTTTGGTTTATGGTCATACTAATATAATTACATAAATTAAATTAAACTTAAACGGTATTTTATACCGTAACTTACAGGTAATCAAGCACTTGTGAACTATCTACATTATCGATAAGCACTTGTATGGCATCTCGTTTTATCTGAGAAATACGCACATGTGCTGTAGTAACATTGATACCTACTTTAGCTGCTATATCATTCGCTGAATGTTTATCGCAGTCTAATCCATAGCTCATTCTTAATACATCATATTGAACTGGTGTTAAATAAGTTCTCATTAATGAAAGTAAATAAGTATTAAGTAAAGCTATATTATATGGTTCTGATTTATCTATAACTTGATAAGCCATATTTTCTTCATCATTTGGTTTTGCATCAATACTAGAAAATACGCTATTGAAAAACATCGCAACCATTTTTTCATCTTTAGGGTTACGTCTTATTTCGTTTAACTTATGTTCAGGTATTCTTACATCGCCTCTATTAATATCTACTGCTCTTCGTATTGCACCTTTAATTCTTTTGGATAAGAATGACTTTAAAGTTTTTTCTTGGTCTTCAGATTTAATTAAAAGCTCTCTATCAAGTTTTGATACAGCAGCACATAATCCTAATGCGCCTTCCTGTAATAAATCATTTATACTTAATACACCTGATGCTTGATCGGATGTAGATTGTTTTCTTGCTAAAGTTTCAACTAAAGGTAAAAAGTTAATTTGTATTTCTTTATCAGTTAAATACGTGTAATCACCATCAATAGGTTTTCTAACTTTTTTAAGTTGAGCTTCAACATCTTTTTTATATCTAACATAGTTAGCTATATTATATTTTCTCATAATTCAGAGTTTAATAATTCTTTTTCAAGTTTAAGTTGATTACCCATGTTACGATATATTGTTCTTGTTGAACAACCTAAAGAATCGGCAATCTTATTAATAGTTATTTTTTGTTTTTCGTTATTTAAACTTAGCATGCACTCATAAATATCGTCTTCAACTATTTTTTTACCTCTGCCTATTAATTTACCTACAATGCTAAGTTTCTCGCTTAATGTTAATAATGTATACGGTTTAAATATAACTTTACGTATACGATTTCTAGGTGGCTCATCTCCATTTAATATAACATCTAAAATCATTTCTTCTAATATTTTCCATTTAATATAAAATGTAACAAAGCCATTTTTTTTATCGGCAATAAATCTAGCTACCTTACTAAACCATTGGTAAGGGTGTGGATTATTGTCATCGTAATTTAAATAATATATAACTAATAAATGCCATTTAAGCGATTTATATGTGGTAATCTTTGCTTTGCTTCTAAATAAATTATAACATTCGTACGTACCTTCCGCGTAGTAATCATATAGATCAGTACTTTCGGTTGGTACATCAGTAATAGGATTCCTATAATATATTATCCTATTATTATTTAACCATGCCATATTTCTTTCTTGTGACATTAGCTTATTACTATTTATTATTTTCTAGCTCTCGTCGCTCTTTTTTTGCGCATTAGCTTTACTTTATCTCGTAAGCCAAATAAATTGACTTTTAATTGATGCAATATATGTTTTCTTTGGTTGCTCATTTTTGGGTCCTTTTATTAATAATTCAATATTTTGTTTTGTGTAACAAGTTTTTTCAGGCCAATTAGCCCATCTGTTTTCTACTTGCATATATTTCCAACTATCAGATGGCAAGCGTGAGACATGGTACATTGTGATTGCTGAACTTATTGTAGCGGTCAGCACCACTATAGTACTTATCCAAAACATCTGTTGGAATTGTTTCAATAGTGTATGGTATTTCATTTTTATTACAAATTTTATATTTATCACCGATATAATATCGCCAATAACCGTGTATAGCAAATGGTTGCTTATATTCGTCAGGCATACATTGCGGTGGTTGTTGAAATTTTTTGGTCGGCATACCAGATGGTGGATGCAGTAATGGCTCGGAGCATTTAGTAATAGTTAAATGACGTTTGCCATATCGTTTAGTATACTCATCGCCTAATGCTAGCATATGTTCATATAGCCAGTAGTAATGATGGGTATTGTCACGCACCCAAATGGTTGATGGGTGATTGTAATGTACTTTTTTATACGGTACATTACCGTTCCCAAAATGATGATGCGCAGTGCATAACATCTGGGCCGACTCTAATATCATCTTAACCTTGTGCTTGTCATATACATAACTCGCAGCAAGCTTAGGGTCTTCGTGTAAATAAAATATATTCATTATTCAGGTTTGTAATACTCCGGATAATGTTCTGCATTTGCTTTATTAATTGCTTCAAGTTTTTCATCATCTTTATTTTCATTATAATCTAATATGTCTTTAACTTTTTCAATATAATTTACAGCGTCCATTAATTCTTCTTGTATATGTGTTAGCCACTTACCGAGAGGTTGATAGTCATCTTTAAGTGTAACGCCATATTTTTTAAAACCAACGTCTGAACGTGATCTAATTTTTTCAATTACTTTTTCAATAATAATATCTCTAGGTTTACTCATATCTTTTATTGTTTAATCTGTTATAATATTTATCTAATAATATCATAGCTACTTCTTCGCTAATCATATTATCATTATATAGTTGCCATATTAATTTACTCATAATTTCTAATACATTTAAATAACGGATGCCTATAGCTACCCGCATTAGTTCTTTGAAAGTATGTAAACGTTGCACGCTGGCCGATGTAGTCTTGTATGTTTATAAGCATATTTTTAAGGTCTTTATAATTATAACCTTTGCCAGGAGGACAACCAAACTTATTGCCATCATCATCCATCATTAAGAACTTACCAAGTGTGCCTGTTCGTTTACCTTGACCAATTTCGTAGCCCACAATTGTTGCTTCTGCGTCGCTAAAGTCTTTGAACTTCATTAACCCGTATGATCGGCCGTGCTTATATAAAGCGCTACCGTCACGTAGTATAGAGCCCTCGTAACCGTTAGAGAGAAACTCATTCATATGATAATACAACGCGTCATCATGCGTTCTTACTTTATAAGCAGGAACAGAATGCACGCTTGCATTGTATATATCAGAGTTAATTAAATTGAAATGTCTAGTCTTATAGCTCTCATAGTGACTGTCCATAGAATAATAGTCGTATACATGAAACTGTATAAGGTGTTGAGCATTTCGTCTGTCTTCTTCGGTTGGCTTTTGCTTTCGTACAAGCGATACGATTTTTTCAAAATCGTTTTTCAACTTATGATTATATAGTTCGCCATCGAGTACTACATCAGAGTGTTGTTCAAAGAATGGTTTAAGTGCCATTTCAATATGTCTTAGGTTCATAAACTGTTTATTATTACGTGAATAAGCTACAACAGTATCTTGTTCAAGATATATTAAACATCTTATGCCATCTAATTTTGGTTGTATGTAATACCCATCTGGTTGATCATAATCAACTCTGTTAATATCAAACTTGTGGGCTAGCATTGGTTTTCTCATAAATATCTATTTAAATAATTAATTCTTTTCTTTATTACTGCAGCTTTTTCATACTCCTCATCTTCCTCATATCTTTTCATAACTAATTTAAGCTGCTCTATTTCGTCCTGTATTATTTCTTTTTCCGCTCCTGCATCAGCTTGGGCAACTTTTAAACTAAATGTTTTAGTTTCCTTTTGTCGCAAGACATCAGCACCATAAGTAGCTGTTTCAGGATTAATAAATTCATCATATAAATCGGTTTTAATTTTATTATATAATGCTTGATATTCTTCTTCACTCATATTTATATTATCCATATGTATTCGTATTTAGTCTGTATAACTTTTTGTACTTCTTAATCCGCTATAATTACACGTAGCGGGTTTATCAGAGGTATATGGTGATATTTGTTCATCACTTCTGGTTTTACCGCCGGCAAAGTCTGTATAATCCATATCTTCCATATATTTATTAAGAACTTCTTGTGGTGTATAGCAAAATACTTCGCGGTCGGAATATTGGTCATAACATAATATTAAAGTTTCACCGTCACCAACAAATAGAATATAAGTATATTGATGGTCTATTTGGTTAGGGTTGTTATATAAATAGCAACTGTCATAATAATGGTCGTGTACTAACTTTGCCGCAACCCTTGCTGAGTCTTGAGAAGGATTAGCTTGTAACCAGTTTGCTAATTGTATACCTTGCCATTGAGGATAACCGTCATGGTGTAAATACATATTAACTTTACTATATTCAGTCATAGAATATGGAGTAATGTCCATCATTCTTTCTGTAAAATCTTCGTAGTGTTTTCTGTTCACTACCATTGTTAAGTTTCTTGTAGCCATATTATTCTTCGTATTCGTAGCCGTCGTTAATTAATTCTTCAACTTTGTCTTCATGCAAGCCGTCATATACATCTTGCCACCACTGTGCTAATTCACAATCTAAATCGTCTTCTATTTCGCCCCATATATGTTCAGCAACCCAAACATTTTGGTTGTTACATAATGTATCTAATATTCTTTCAGCAAATTCAGCGCCGTCAGCGTAGTAATATATATCACTACCAAAGTCTTTAACACCATCGTGTTCACTTGTACATGCGTATACATCATAGCTATCCGCAGTTGTTTCAGTATATACTAGTAGGCCTTCAGCACCTTGCGCCCAGCTACTAGTATTATCTAGGTTGCCACCATAGTTGACAGTAATATATTCAAGAAGCCAGTTCATATCTGGTTCTTGCATTACGCCGTCAGCTTCTAATTTTTCTGCGACGTCATCCCAATTAAGTTTTTCGTTTTTCATTTATTAAATTTAGTATATATTCGTAAGTTTTTAATTCTCTTTTTTTCCATTCTAAAGCGCTGATATGCAGCTCTTTAGGTACAAATTTAGTTGCCAACCCGTTATCTAAGTCAAATTGATCAGCTCTAATTTCATTAATCACCGCTTGTATTTTAGCGTAGATTTTATCGTATGCTCTAGTGTTTACAGAGTACGGTATTTTTTTTGGTGCTTTAGTTTGTTTCATTTGTCAAGAAATATTTTTCCGTATAATACATCCGCACTATCTGTTTCATATGTATAGACATCAGCGTAACACATTAAAGCACTAATTTCAGATAGAGTTAATTCATGGTATAAAGAAGAACTCATCAATTTGTACTTTAATTTCTTAGCACTATCGTATTGTCTAGCGCTTTCATTTAACGTTGTTTTAATCGTTGGTTTTAATCTTTGGTATATAGTTTTTACATTCATATCAATTATATTATCCGTTTCAATTCGTATTTAGTCTGTATTAGTTGCGCTGGCCGGATTCGAACCGACGACCTTCGGGTTATGAGCCCGACGAGCTGGCCACTGCTCTACAGCGCTATTTAAAAAAGGTGAGGCGGACAGGACTGGAATGTTAGAGATGCGCCCGTTTACACTATGTGTACGCTGCCTCGACTTACACTCTTTTATCTGTTTATCCTGTCTTTCTTACCATCATCGAGCCTCTCTTTGCAACCCCGTCGGGTACTACACGCCAACGACCACGCATTTGTGGGTACGACGTCGAGCCTTTAATCTGGTCTTCCAACCTTAAACCTCACCTGTATGAAAAAGTTAGTGTGACTTTCATCTCCTATTTCTTTTTCACCTTTATTTTCTTCGCCAAGCCTTGTGCACGCTAGCACTTACTTCGGGTGACACAATTTGTACTTCGAGTACTTGCTTGTTAGCTATTATAGGTACATAACTGTATTGTTGTGTTGTACTACAATTAACACAGGTATTGTAACCTAATGCTACCCGACCCGGCGGAATTATATTATTACATCTGCATCTCATACAATTATATTATCCATTGTATTTCGTATTTAGTTTGTGCACTACAGCTTTGCGTATATGATGTATAGCATCGACAAATTCGTCGTTATCTAATTCATCTACAATTGTATCATCTACCGCCCAAGCTATGTTATGGTCTAAATGTTCTGATACTATATCTACCACGCAATCTGCAATGTGGTCTAATTCTTTCATTTTACTCATAATTTTTATCTATTTCTAATCCTAATTCGTTTGCAACATAGTTTATGTGTTTTTGAGTTGTTACACTCCACCAACCGTGTTGTATTAATTTGTCTTGGTGTATAGTTGCGACTTTAGTACTATAAGAGTATATATCGTCACCAACTTGTCTTAAATTTACTTTATATTTATCAAATGTTCTCATTATCCTTATATTTTTCGTATTCTTCTTTTGTTACCCATCGGTCGATATCTGATATAAATACCATTCCATCTCTGAATATTAATCCGTTAAAATTACCTTGTTGTAAAAATCTCATTTTATGTTATAATTTCATCGTTATCAGTTACCATCCACTCTATATTACTAAGTGAATGTCCTAATTCAACTAGGTAATCTTCGTGTTCGTAACTTACGTCTCTAACGTCGTATTTATAGACTCTACCGTCTAAAAAATCTAGTACAAATAAGTATTTCATAGTTTAAAATTCATTTGCTGTGCCATATTTTTCATAAAATACTGCTGCAGCTTGGTTATATTCTGCTTGTTTTTTTAATAATTGTTTTCTATTATCTAAATATTTATCAATTTTGTAACACATTTCGGTTATAGTTTGTGCACCGAATGATATAGTATCTAGTCCATCAAGTATTTTAGGGTCATCGCAGTGATAACCTGTTGCTTTGTTACCGTCGAATGTAGTCCATTCATGGTATTCAAACTGAACACCTCTGTATTCAATTATGTTTTCATTTATAGGTTTAATTTTCTCATTCATATTCATATATATTATCCAATTAGTTTCGTATTTAGTTTGTATATACCCATTTTTTATTATAAGCATATGATTTACCTTTTCTGAAAGTACTTTTTTGATTTACTTTGTACCTTCTATTACCCATTCCTTTACAAGGACCGTGTAATTTTGCTACCTCATAATGTGA